CTTTTTCAGGAACGATGAAATGACATCGTGGAACCTCGTAAAGATGTCGGCGGCTGCGAGGAGCACTCGCTGGCTGGGGCGGTGCTGGCGCTCGTAAACCACGTCATCGTCGCAGACGTCAAGCAGTTGCTTGGGGGTAGCGAATGCGATGAACTCGCCGATGATCTTGCGCAAGAGCGGTGAGCATTCCGAAATGCTGGATACGACATCCTTGATCCGGCCCTTGACGGCGGCCTCCTCGTTGGTGCGGTGCTGGGTAGGTGCGAACGTTCCGTCGCAGAATGCGGCCATGAAGGCGTGCATAGACGGTTTGGCGTCGGGGTCGTACAACCGGGGTCTGGCTTGGAAGTTGCGTACTCCGTCGACGGTGACGGTCTGGGCCTGGGCCGCATGGTCACCGCGGTGGTAGAGGGTGGCAATGGTCGCCTGTTTGTGGTCGTCAATGTAACGCATGGTGCCGGCAGGAGCGAGGCGCGTGGTGCCAGCCGCTGACATGTTGGCGACAGCAGAATCGGTTTCGACGGTCGTCGTCGCACAAACATACTCGCCAGTACGGCCTGTGGATTGGAAAAAGCCTTCTTCCGTGACAACTCCAAGGCGCAGGAAGCCGTCGTCATTGACGGCCAGGCGCTGGGGCGCGGAGCCCTGGAGAATGCGGACGAGTATGGCCGTAATGCCAGTCCAGCTGGCCATTGGGGCATACATGACGGCACTATGGTGCTTCGAAATGCGGCGGGTTTCGACATTGTAGGCCGTGGTGCGTGCGTCGAGAAAGCCAATGAGGCGGTCGACAGGCCCACGGTTGGTGTCGAAGTTGGACAACAGGGTCGAGTCGCGGCTGTGGTTCCAAAGGCGGTGCTGGTAGGTCGCTCCTCCTTTAACTTTATAGACGATTTCGTCGCTGCTGTTAAAGGTGAAACAGAAGTCTTCTTCGGTGGCACAGACAGATTCGGGCACAATGGTGTAGACGTAAACGGGGTGCACGTTGGTGGCGAGGAAGTGCGGCAGGTCGATGTAAAAGTCGACGTCAATGAGAACAATGAGAGCGTTGCTGGGCGGGTCGAACTGTGACGGCTGGGTGGTAAGGTCCTTGGGCCAGTAGTACGAGCGGGAACCGTCGGCCTCGCGGCGTTCGTCGGAACGGGAGCGTTGGACGAAGTACGGCGTGAGGCCTAAGGTCTGGGCGAGGTGGGTGGCATGGGCTGTCGCTGCACTGCGCGACGCGGCGGACGCGGGATGCGAGTGCGAGCGGGGCTTGTTAATCACGGGGATTGGCAAGTCTCTGAACTTCTGGCGGACCAGAGCGACGGCGGTTGCTGTGGCAATGCTGCCGCGCGCAATAACTGTAGAGGCCCAATAACGGGCGTCGTAAAGGA